AAATGTATTCGTTATCAATGATACTGTTCGAAGGTCAAAAATATTTTGATTTTGAAACAAATCCTTATACTAGATACATGATTATAGGTCACAAGTAATGGCGTTAAAAAACGGAAAAGTAAATGCACTTAATGCGCTCGAGTTACGAAAAGTTAATTTTCCAGCGCAACATTTTCACTACACGTTATTATCAAAATATACACCTACGTTTCATAAAACAGTAGATACGTGGATTTACAGTAATTTAAATAGTCGCTACTATATAGGGCAAGCTGTAGATCTAGTAGATAATACAATAGTATATGTTACTAAAATTGGATTTGAGCAAGAAAAAGAACTTAGTTTTTTCAAACTTGCATGTCCACATTTAACCTAACAGATAATTAATAAGCATATATAATTCATATAAGGAGGTCTTATGACTGAAGAAACCAATGTACAACAACCTGCAGAAGCTGCACCACAACAAGAATCAAATGATTTAACAATTAACGATCTTAATGCAATGAGAACTATCATTGATATTGCTAGTTCACGAGGTGCGTTTAAACCAAACGAAATGGTAGCAGTTGGACAAACATATAATAAACTATCTACATTTTTAGACGCTGTAGCAAAACAACCAAAGCAAGGAGCATAATATGCAATCCTTAAAACATGTAGGCAGAATTAAAGCAACCGGCCGTCGATGCATGGTAGTGTTTAGAACACTACCAGGAGATGCATTTAGCTGTTTAATCATTCAATCAGATTCACTTGAGCCAAGTTATCACGATCAACTCATTGCGTTAGTAGAATCAAATGCTGCTCAATCAGCAAATGAATTTAGCGAAGTACTTGCTAGAGGTGTGTTTTCAGATGGTAGCACTATGTTACCTAGTTTACATGTTAAAGGTCTACTTACTAAGGTACCAACTGATGCTGTAGAAATGGTCCCTAATATGCAAACTACTATCTTATTGTCAGAACTAAATCAAGTTATTGCACAACAAGCTGGTGTTAGCGTTCAGGATCTTGCAATTAAACCAAATGCAAATCAGAATGTTGAAATCCAAGAACTTGCAAGAGTCAAGGATATTAGTCCTAAAACTGGTAACACAGATCCAATTGGTGATCAAGACTTTGGGCGCACTACTAGTGCATCAGTTAATGAAGAACCATTAAGTGACGAAGCTCTTGCTAAGAAATTCCGTAGCGATGCAGATCGTCTAAGCAAAGAGGCTGCTGAACTTCGTCGCCAGGCTGAAGAACTAGTACCTACAAAGAAAAAGGTTGCTGTTAAAGAGTGAACAAGGGAAAAGTCTTTCCCAAAGATGTAGTCGAACATTGGCCTGAAGTATTTGGAGAAATTACATTAAATGTAGTTCCTCTCAAATACTTAGACTCGATTACTGTTGTTTTTAAAAATAATAAAGTTTGGGAAATTAAAATAAGTTCAAAGCAGGCGCAGGAAGACTGGGATTCATTTGAAATGAATCTTAAAGAAATGCTTGCCTCTTACGAAAGCGAAATTGATAATGTTGATTTTAAACTTGATACAGAAAGAGTTAAAAAAGACATGATTACCTATACTAATAAATTTTTAAAGAAAAGAAAATTAAAGTAATGGCCTCAGAAATAGTTCCAATTTTTTCAATCGGAATTTATAAAAATATAGTAAGGGCTCCTACTGCTAAAGAGTTCGACTGTATTAACTCATATAAATTATCGTCTCAAAATTCTGGAAATACCATGTCTGAAGATCGATATGTATTAAACAATCCAGATCTAAAAGATTTAGCTACTCTATTTTTAGAAAATATTAAAAATTATGCCGTCGATGTCATGGGCATAGATAACGAGATGTATATAACAACATCTTGGATTAATACTACAAATTTAAATCAACAACATAATATACACAATCATCCAAACAGTATTTTGTCAGGGTCATATTATATTGATGTTGAAGATTCACAACCAAGTATTTCTTTTAACAGAATGTCTCCTCCATTTGTGTTTAACATGTTTCCTAATAAATTTAATGTGTTTAATTCTACTCAATGGACGATTCCTGTAAAAAATAATATGCTTGTTATTTTTCCATCGTCATGTTACCACTATGTAAATATCAATACTAATTTAAAACCCAGAATTAGTATTGCATTTGATACTTTTATTAAAGGATCAATTGGACGAAATTTATCGGGTGTCGATTTAAACTTAAACTAAAATGAATGTAAAACTTTTATCATACTCACAACCTACTGAAGAATTTGTAAATCAGGGGATTGATGATGCACAAGAATTAATTGCCTACTGTGCAAGAGTAAGCAATCCAAGTAATCAATTTAATACAGAAACTAGTGAAAAACTAATCAAATATCTTGTAAAACATCAACACTGGTCACCTCTCGAGATGGTCAGTGCGTGTATTGAGATTGAGACTACTCGTGATATTGCTCGTCAAATTTTACGTCATCGTAGTTTTAGTTTCCAAGAGTTCAGCCAACGTTATGCTGATCCAACAAAGGATCTCAGCTTTGTATTGCGAGAAGCCCGTCTTCAAGACACTAAGAATAGACAAAACAGCGTAGAGGCAGACGATGAAGATTTAAAAGAACGATGGAATCTTATGCAACAACGTGTGATCAACGAAGCCAAGTATGTATATCAATGGGCAATTGACAACGGAATTGCCAAAGAACAAGCTCGTGCTGTATTGCCAGAAGGCAATACTGTTAGTAGATTGTATATGAATGGAACACTACGTAGTTGGGTACATTTCATCGAACTACGTAGTGCTAATGGTACACAGAAGGAACATCAAGAAGTTGCTAGAGCATGTGCTTCTGTAATTTCTACAGTATTTCCAATGGCATCTGACTTAGCTTCTTGATCTAAAAACATTTCAGGTGGAAACAGTTTAATATGATTCGTAAACTGTTCTTTTAGCCATTTATAATCATTAATCATAGCAAGGGCATCTTTATTGCCCTTGTAAGTTTTTCCATACCATTCACCTGCACTAGCGCCGCCTTTAACATATTCACCTAACGGTCTGCTTCCGCCTCTTGATGTCCATGCTAGTAGACGTTCGTCTGTTTCTGTTTGCACTTGTCTATCAATAATACCCGATGCTAGTTTAACACATTCTCTAAATGCACCTCTCCATGCATTAAATGGACTAGTTGCAAAATTATTAATATTTGATATTTCGTCCATTATTTTAATGTTTGCACCAATACTAGTTGTAATATCAACTGCGGTTTCTTCATCAGCTATCAAAATTAAATGTTTAGGAATTAGCTTTATACCGCTATGTCCGTATTCTAATTGATTGATAGGATTTATACTTTTCCAAATATGTACTACATCAAAGTCCCATTCCGGAACTGTATAATGAAAATCAAATGCATCTATTACAGTAGCATCTGCATCAACTACCCAGAAAAAATCTGTATTCGATTGTTTAGCTGCTTCTAAATGTGCATTAAAAATTCCAGTAATTCCAGAAATAACTTTTACATCAGGACGTTTTTCTTTTAGATACCGCAAATTCTTAGCTGCATTATTTTCATCGTATTGAATAAAAAATACATCGTATTCAAGATATGATATAATATTAGTATAGACAAACTTTTTCCCTAATTGGTTATCTGCTGTTGTGTTAGGGAATAGATAAATTTTAGCAGTTTTAGACTCAAATACGTGAACATATTTCTTGTCCCATTCTTCTACTTTATAGTCAATTAATTTTTCCCAGCCGATAACTTCTAAGTCAATTAACCACACCATTGATGTTGTAACTGTTACTTTGTTAATTAATGACTCTGCTAAACCGCTGTGCTGTTTAAATTTTGCATAAGGATGCGTAACAGTTAACTCATCTATTAATTTTCTAACATTTTCAGTTTTATTTTTGTAATAAAAAATAATGTCGTTATTCATTCTTTGTCCAGGAAGCCTACTCCTGCCCTATATTGTTGTATATGTACTGCTTTAAAAAATTTACTTGCATCAGCATCAAGATTTGCTACTTCAAGATCGAGTGCGTTTTTTAATTCTGTTCCTAACCAGTTAATTTGATAATCTAAATCAGTTGCAGGTCCATGTCCTTTATCTTGCCAATGACTTGCTAGCCAATCAAAGTCTCGAACATTAACGTAGTCCCAATCAGTGCAGTTGGTCATATAACAGCCTTCTCGGGCTCCTAATATAGCCCACAGGCCGTTTTCCACATCTGCGCCTACATTAAGCCATACACGGAGGCGATCTAAATTTTTCCAATGAATTTCTTTCTTAAACTCTTTGTTTGCTGTTTTAACTCCGCGATCAAGTGACATCTTAACACCTTCGCGGAATCCTGCTCTCCAGGCTTGGAATGCACTTGCATTGTTATAGACATCACTATAACAACTATTCATTTGTATATATTCTGCATCCCAACAAAAATCTACTTGTGCATTTGGATCATCTGCAGGTGCGTTTTCATGAGTCTTCATGTCTAAGACATATTGCTTAGGCCATAGCTTTAATCCGCCGTTGCCGTACATAAGTCCGTTGACTACATTATATCCTGCCCAACTAATAACGCACTTTGATAAATCCTTATGCTCATCAAAGTTGACTTCTTGATTAAGGAAATCTTCACGTACAATGTTGTCCCCGTCTACTGTAACAAAACGATCAGTTTCACTTAAACGAGCACAGGCTTTATGCGCTTCGTCACTGCCTTTAACACCATGTACACGTTTTGCCCATGGCACTTTAGCACATAAGTCGGCATAGTTTTTTTCGGCGTTTGGTTCGTCATAACTAAGATAGATAATATCGTAGTCTAAAATTTTAACTGTTTGTGTCATATAATATTTGATATCCAATTGTTGAGAAAAAGTTTCTCACAAATATTCTGTTTTCAATGCTTGTCTCTCTAAAGGAAGTGTGTGCAACATATAATCGATCAGTATTAATTAAATCACGCAATGATATTTTAATACCTCTAATTAACATATTGTTATTGTTTTTATCAACTACAAAAATTTCAAACGTAGTATTAAGATTATGCGATTGCAGTGTGTCTCGTTGATCTGGTCTTAACTGAAATCCCCATTGCTTTAGCAAAGGATAATTTTCAATAGTGAACATACTATCCCAGTTATCAACTAGGGGCACCTGCTTAACTGAGGCTATCTTAACATCGCCCTCTGTCTTAGAAACAATAGTCGGAGTAGTTTGATCAGCAAAGATAATCTTATAGTTAGATAATTGCTTTTTACCAATTAAAAAAGATTTAACTGATTCATAATCAACATCTATAGAATTAGTAAATTCTATATTTTCTTCGTTAGTTATTGATAGTATACCCCCAGTTTCTTTGTCAAAGTATACTTTATATATAACCGGCACATTACTTATTGCAAGTGCTTGAGCTAGCAGCTCTGGAGGAATAATATCTTCTTCTGGATTATACATTTAATTTCTTTATAATTTCGTCAGTTAAAAACTCATCTTCAACGTAATGAAATACTCCGTATTGTTTAAAATTATTTAAGTACAATTCTTGAGTATCTGTAAAGTTAATTAATAACTGACTAAGACATGATTCAGGAATTGGGTCCCAACCTTGTAATGCAGGTTTCATGTGAGTAAATGTGAAAGGAGAATTAACGTTTACTATACTATCATCAATACCTAAAATTTTAGCAGCAATAGAAACTGTCACATCCATACTAAAAAACTTTTGAGAATTTTTAGGAGCAATATCATAATAAATTCGTTGCCAGTTATTAGTAATAAACTCTACTAATCTAAAAAATTCCAGGGCGCTGTCTGATTTTTTAAAATAAAACATGCCGCAGTATAAATTTGGCAAGTCGTTTTCAACAAACATTTTTCTGTAAGTAGTATCAGTTATTGTTCGTTGTTTATAATCAGTAACATGACTTGTAAAAAATAAATCTCTGCCTTCAACCCATTTCCATACTCTTTCGATGTTGTCTAGCACTAACATGTCAACATCTAATACAATAGTTTTATCATAAGGACTAGCATGATATAGTTTCCATCTATTCTCAACTTTCCATTCACTTGCACTAGCAGAATCTCCAAACGGAATAGGAATAATTTTATCAAACACGGAAAGATATTGTTCCGGAACAATATCATCTGTTACGAGACTAATATTATTAATATTGGGTTGAGTTGCCTTAATACTTAATGCCAATACATACGCTTGACGTATATAATCAGTAGAATTATTTTGTGCTATAACTAAGTAACCCTGTGTCATAATATTGTCTCAATATATCGTGTTAGACTATATTTGTTCATCACATGCATATCTAAATTATTTGTTTTTGTAGCAATATATTCACCAGAATAGTTTTTCTTTTCTACCAAAAATTGTAATGCACTATCTTTTATATCAATTAAAACATCTCTATCAAGAGTATAATTCATTTTGCCAGGCAACGGTTTAACAAATTCTTCCCCCATCATATGTATTGCTATACTAAATGCAAAATCATTTCTAAATACTACAGAATCAATATTATACAATGATCTATAATAACTCCAATTAGCCTTAATATATTTTACAATGTCAAAAAATGCTTGATTAGCTGTAGACTTTTTAAAGTAAAATGCAGTAGCCCAATAAAACGGAATCGATGTTTGATTTAGATATTTAAAGCTACTATCGTCTCTCCATTGAGCTAGATCAAAACTATCACGGTAAATTAAAAAATCATTGACGTTATTCCATATGCCTGCTAGTGTATTACTGCTGATAATATAGTCGCTGTCAATCACTAGTGTTTCGTCGTATGGGGTTAGATCGTAGCAATCGGATCTACTTAAATTTTTCCAAGTCAACGTTTTACCTGACAAAGTTCCGTCGTAGAACTTCTTTGTTTGACTAGTATCTGAATTTATAGATATGATTCTATCAAAGACAAGTTTAGCTGTAGGTTGACTCTGTAATAACCAATCTTTACTATCAGTAACAAGACTAACGGGAACGTTTAAGTACTGTTCTACTCG